AGTATATTTAGAAAGGTATTTCAATGAAACCAATTCCAATTTTTATAGGATACGATCCTAGAGAATCAATTGCATTCCATACTTGTGTTAACAGTATCATAAGACACAGTAGCAAACCTGTTGCTATCATGCCACTTGCTCTTAACTTATTCGACGACTATAAAGAAGATCATACAGACGGTAGTAACCATTTTATATACAGTAGATTTCTTGTTCCGCATCTAATGGAATACACCGACTGGGCAATTTTTATTGACGGAGATATGATTCTACGTGACGATATATCTCAGCTATGGGATATGCGTGACGAGTCTAAAGATGTGTTGTGTGTACATCACAACTATAAAACTAAAATGAAAGAAAAGTATTTAGGCGCCCGTAATGAAGACTATCCTCGTAAAAATTGGAGTAGTGTAATTTTATGGAACTGTGCTAGTAAAGTAAATCATACGCTTACGCCTGATTTTATACAAAATTCAACAGGTGCTCAACTTCATAGATTTACCTGGATCGAAGATAATCGTATAGGCGAACTTCCGATAGAATGGAACTGGCTACCAGATGAATTTGGCCCAAATTACAATGCTAAATTATTACACTATACACTAGGCGCACCGTGCTTCCACGATTTTGCAGACACACCTCAAAGTGAGGAATGGCACAGAGAACGTATACTAACAGAATACTGTCAACAACGAGATTTAGATTAAGTGTTTATTACTAATAATGGTTTGTTTGGATTTATACATATTCCAAAATGCGGCGGGAGTAGCATACACCAAAGTTTTAAATCGCTACCCAATAAATCCCCTTGGGCTATAGACTTTGGTGTTCAAGAAAAACTTCCTAGTCATTGCACTTACGAGCAATACAGAAATATTAAAGAAAAACTGCCTAATACAGTAGAGCCTGCACAATGGTTAGTTACTGTAAGACATCCGGTTACAAGATTAGCTAGCTACTATCATTTTACATGGCAACGAGCTAAAAATAATTCTATATTAGAAGAAGATAATATAAAATTAAAAGGTGAACCTCCTTATTATTGGAAACAATTGTTTGATGTATTAGAACACCACGGGGTTGAAAAATTTGTTATGGACAATGATGATTTTATTAATGATGTAAAGCAAATACCATTTAGAACTTATGACTTTTTTGATCATCTTAAACCACAGTTTGACTATTTGAAATCAGCAAGAACAAAATTATTCAAAATTGAATCACATATGCCAGCATGCTGGAGATGGATAAGAACACAGACAGGAATCAATCTGGAAGAACAATTTGTTAATGTAACTAATACAGGCACCAGAGGAAAAGACTGGACAAAAAGTATGAAAAAATATATAGAGCAAAAATACCGTGTTGATTATAAAATGTTAAGGTATCCTACCAGTTGACGTTAACATCTTTACCGTTGAATGCTTGTTTTACAGGCATTGGAAAATACTTTGCTAGTCGCTCAATATCACCTGCATTGTACACAAGCTCAGGCATGTCTTTAATAGTATAATTTCTTGCAATTACACTTACATTATATCCATAACATCCTACCATTGCATCGCTACAATCAATACCTGCAAGGATCATTCTATACAGTAATAACCCGGCATTAAATAAATTTATGTGGCCTCCAACAATTTCATGTTTCAACGGAGGAACTGTAATAGCAATGTACCCACCTTCTTTACACTCGCTTTTTACTTTAGTAAGAAAAGCATGAACATCTAATTGATGTTCTAAAACATGACTGCACCATATTGCATCGTGGGGTTTGAATTGATGTTGCATATAATCTACTGCAACAACACCAGGAAAGAATTCAAATAAATCAGTACTTGTTACAGACTTTCCTTGACTTTTTAAAAAAGCTGTGTGCTTGCCTGCTCCGCAGCCAATGTCTAGTACAGTATTAAATGGTAACTGAACTAATTTTCTTATGCACTCTTCTCCTAGAAAGGCCATTTATGTCTCTACTCTCCTGCTATGCATACTGTCAATTGTAATACTCTTAACTAGTATACGTTTAGGTTGATACATAACCCACATAATACATTCCGCCATATATTGTGGATCAATTTTGTATGTAACTCTTTCTGCTACTAGCGGAGTATCTGTTCTACCGGGTTTGATCAAAATTATTTTGCAATCTGGATCGCAAAATTGTAACTGACTGCATGCAGTTTCTAATGCTGTTTTGTAAACACTATATTCGTTTACATAATCTCTATAACCCGCATTATCACTGCTTACACTTCCTATGTTAATAATTTGGCAATCTCTATTTTTATTTTCTTCAAATAATTTGTAAAGAAGTTCTGTTTGTTTAAATTCGTATTGTGCATTATTAATATAGATATCCCAATCTTTAAGTAAAAACATATCTATATTTTTACTTAAATCAAATCCATTAGATCTGCTCAACCCTACAACAGTATGTCCTTGCTCTGTCATTAAGTCGTACAATGCTTTACCTATACCGCTAGTATGACCTGTAATTACAATTTTCATTTACGAATACCTACGAATATCTTCCGCTACCATTAGTTGAATTAAATTATCAAAATTAATACGAGGTTTCCAACCTAGTTCGTCTTGCAATTTACTACTGTCTCCTCGAAGATAATCAAGCTCTGCTGGACGTACAAATTCCGAAGATGATGTTACATATTTTTCCCAATCGGTAATGCCTGCATGCCGGAAAGCAGTTTCGCATAAATCTCTAACACTATGCGATTCGCCTGTTGCACAAACATAATCTGCAGGAGTGTCTGCTTGTAGCATCATCCACATTGCTTCTACAAAATCTCCTGCAAATCCCCAATCTCGAATAGAATCTAAATTACCTAGTTCTATTTTATCTGCTAGCCCTTTACTAATTTTTGCAACTCCATCTGTGACTTTTCTAGTTACAAACTCAATCCCACGTATTGGAGATTCATGATTGAATAGTACCCCACTACACGCAAACAAGTCATAGCTTTCTCTCATATTACGAGTAATATGAAATCCATATAACTTAGCAACACCATACGGAGAGCGAGGTTGCATATTAGTAGTTTCTCTTTGCCATCCGTTGTCATGACTGTTACCAAACATCTCGCTAGTTCCGGCTTGATAAAACTTACAGTCGGGCTTAATTCTACGAATAGCTTCTAAACAATTTAATGGTCCAATAGCATCAACATCTGTTGTAACGTGTGCTAGTCGCCAACTACCGCCTACATAACTTTGTGCAGCTAAATTGTAAAATTCATCCGGCTTATGCTTTTCAACAATGTCAAAAATACTACCTATATCAGTAACATCTCCTACTTCTACTATAACACCTTTGTTAAATAAATTCAAGTATTCCATATTAGACCAATTAGGACTGGTGTATCTTTTTACTACTGCAACTACTTTATATCCTTTGGCTAATAAGAACTCACATAGATATGTGCCATCCTGGCCAGGACATCCTGTTACTACTGCTGTTTTCATGTTAATCTCTCTAAAATTTCGTGGACTTCGCATAGGTTATCAGCTAACATCCTATTATCGTTGCCTAAAAAGAAACCGTTATCGTGTACTTCATCTGCAACTGGGTAGCTATCTTCTTTTACATAATTTAATCTTTTAATTACAGGATTACGCATAAAGTTTCCTGCTACAATAGGTCGACACTCTATATTATTTTTCTTAAGTTCTAAAATAACTTCTTCTCTGCGTCCCGCTAAAGGTCCTTGTAGAATAAAACTAAATCCAAAATAGCTATGTATCCCCGGTAACGTTGGTTTTTGTGTTTGTACTGGTTCGTAATCATCGAATAATTCGTGATATGCCATTGCATTTGTAATACGCTGTTGAATCATATCATTGGCTTTAAACAATTGAACTTGACCAACTGCACCGCTCATTTCTAATGGCCGAACACAATAACCAGGAAGAACAAAACGAAAGCTGTCTTCAAAACTATTTCCAGTATGCTCATATAAACTATTCTCCGGAGTTAAATCTCTTACCCATCCGTGTGCCCGGATGCTACGCATGTAATCTGCTAGGTCATCGTCATCAGTTACTACCATCCCACCTTCCATAGTTTGAAGGTGATGGCTGAAGAAAAAACTAAAAGTACCAGCGGCACCCCAAGTTCCACAATATTTTTCGTCATGCGTAGCACCGAAGCTTTCACAGTTATCTTCGATTAACACTAAACCGTGTTCATCGCAGATATTTTTAAGTATTTGCAAGTCACAACTATTTCCTAACAGGTTGACTGCAAAAATTGCCTTTGTGTCATCAGTAATAGATTCTTTTATTAGCTTATAGTCTAAGTTTAATGTTTCTCTGTCAATATCTACAAATTTAAGTACAAGTCCATTTTGGTGTACAGGAAAGAATGTTGTACTCCAGCTAACTGCCGGAACAATAACTTCATCTCCTGGATTAAGATCGTATTTTGGATTCTGTACGATACTAGTAACGGCTACTAAGTTTGCACTGCTACCGCTGTTAGTCATTATAGCGTGTTTTGAACCTACATATCTTGCAAACTGTTCTTCGAATGTTTTTACCTCTGGGCCCATAGTGTATCGGCCGCTGGCAATTACTCTTTGTAAAGCATCAACTTCTCGTTGATCCCAAGTATCATGTGCTAAACTATACATTGTTTTCTTTGATATACCTTTCTAAATCATCTTTTATCCAGTTAAACCAAATACCATTTGTAATTTCACTTACCGACCATTCTGTAAATGCTAAACGATTAAACATATACTGTCTGTTTGTTTGATCTACTCGCTGTCCTGCAAAATAAGAACTGATATCCGGAATATCTGAAAAACTAGTTAAACTATTAATATTACTTACCGTTGGTATGTTAAGCCAGTTACTCATTATGGTACTTGTACTTGTGCTAGCAAACACTGCTTCGGAATCTCGCAAATCTTCATCAAAAGATCTAGTACCTACTTCGATGTTTTTATAATTTTTAACTTGATGTAAAAATTTTACCGTGTTCCATGCTAGATCCTTAGGATGAGGTCTAACTACAATTTTTTTATTACTATATCGCCTAATGCTTGCACATTGTTGCGCTGCCCAAAATGTCTGATCTTGATTTCCTGAACTGGGATCATTTCGTACTTGTGCAATAACTAAAAAATGATCACCACCTTGATGCTTTGATTCTTCTGGAAGGATATTATATTGATTACAAAATCTCATAAATCTAGAGCTGTCTTTTTGCTTCAACGGTCCAAAATAGCCTAAGTTAGGTTGCCAATGATTAAAACTAAGACGGTATGTTTTTTCTAATCTTAATTTATTATACATACCTAGCACTCTGCTTATAGTTTTACTTTCTACAATTAAATTTTGAAAGCCTCTGTTTTGACTAAATGCCCAAACTGTATTTCTTGCTAGCTCATGATTCTTTAGAGGAAGTTCTGTGTATAGTTTAGGAGTACCTAAAAATAAATGTATGTCAGCTTTAATTACCATCCACTTGTTAAACGGCTCGTTTGCGTTCTCTACTACTTCTACTTCGCACCCGCTTTTCAAAAATCCCTGACATATTTGTTCTAGAATTTGATATTTTTTTCCGTGCTTGTGTATTCTATTATCAAGCGTATCTTTATAAACTGCAATTTTCATTAGTATTTTACTACTTGATTTATCTGTTGTAATTGATTGTAAGCATGACCATTCCTCATTTCATAAATGCTGAATTGCCCAATACTCAAACTTTGAAACAACTGGTCTCTGTTACAGGTTTTTAGTTTTTGAATATCGTTTGGACTGTTTGTAACAGGAAATGCTGGGCAAAATCTTGTAGTAATAACAGGAACACCCCATCGTAGGCTATCTAGTGCCAGTTTGCTATTAAATGCTACAACACAATACGCTTCATTTTTAATGTAACTTTCCCAATCAATAGTTTCTTTGCGTTTAGGTGTTCTGCCTTTAAATTGTCCAGTGACTGGATCTACAATCGGCATATCTCCTTTTTCGTGGACATGCATTGTTAGTCCTGTGTTATGTATTCTTGCTTCTAAACTGCTTGTTACTTTACTGAGCCACTTGTGAGCTCCTAGTGCATATTGTATTGCGTATGTAGGAGGTAAAATAATTATTTTCTTTTTATTTGCATAATTCCACGAAGACATCGGCTGTTCAAAATATCTCTTGAATCTTTTTTTGTCTACTGCTGTAATAATTCTGTTTTGTACAAATCCGTTTTTAGTTACACGCATCCAGTAGGGAGGCACATATTTGCCACCTTTCATATATGCGTGATCTATAAAATAATAATCAACGCCGCTGCTTTCTGCAGCTTTCATCAAGTCAGCACAACCTCTTAAAATTCCGGCAAAGATTACACCTGTTGCGTTTTTAGGTATTCCATTTCTTTCAAAATGTTTTATATGCAAAACTTGTGCATTTGCTCCTCTGGAAAAATTTTGCACAATTAAATCTTGTGTTGCTTTACCTGTTATATATCCGTACAGCATTTTTTTATTATATGTCCTATTTTATTATTTGCAATTTCATGCAAACTATATTGATAATGTGCTAGAGTATTAGCCCAGTCATGTCTATCAACATTCACTAAATCATTATTTAATTCAGATGACACAGGGTCTGCAGGATTTGTTCCTCGATGTGTAACAATATTATGCACTCCATTCATTACTGCTTCTACACCTACTAGACTAGCAAGAGTGACCGTAGCAAAGCAGTTTTTTATATCTTCAACTACAGATACTTGCTCAACATCGGGCCCGCTTGTTCCCTGAGCTCTTGGTTTGTACCTTATCTGAATCAGCTTATCTGGATATAGTTTACTACATTGTTTTGCTACTTGATCGGCCCATTGTTTATCTGATATTCCGGTTAAGTGCTGTGTTAGTGTACTACTGCTAGGTGCAATAAGAATTTTATCTCCGACACCTTTCCAGTTTTGTAATTCAACGCCTATACTAGATAAACGATCATACGAAAACTGTTCAGACCATGTTACATGTATATCGTTAGGAACAATCCTCCAATGAGCATGCTCGAGGCTCCAATCTATATTGTGTTTAGTCCACCTATGCCAATACGGCATGTCAGTAAAGATGTAAGGTATTCTTCTTTGCTGGCATTCTTTGATTGCTTTAGCATTTCCATTAGCTAACCCCCAAAACACCTGAATAGCATCATCGTCTACTCTACGAATATGTTTAGCTCTACTATCATACGCTTGTGCAAATGCGTCTAAAACTAAATTTGCTTTACTTGATTTGTTACTAGGATAATGTAAATCAAGTAACATTTTGCCAGTATCCGTCACGCTCTACCTTTAAATCTTTTTTATGACTTGTTCCTTTTTGCTTTCTAGGACCTTTCATATGATCCATAACTTCGCCCAGTATACCATTAATAAACGGATGAGGATGATCGAAATCTGGACTTAGGTTGTACCATTCTTTTGGATCATATTGCTTTCTAATCCAATCATATGTATGACAGTCAGTGTACCCGTTTAACTTAAAAACAGATTCTCGAGTATACATACTAATCCATTTGTGTACAAATTCGTTTGCAATAGGATGAGTCATTCTAAAAATATGAAATCCTGTCTCAGTGTATAACCACGGACGATCTAAAAACCCTGCAAAGTAACCTTCGGGTAGCCAACTTAAAATTCTTTCTTCTGTTACAGGACTGTGTGTTCGTGTGTCACCATCTAACCAAACCGCAATATCGCACTGCTTAGTAGTTGCAGCTTCTGCATATGCAAAAACTTTGTGAGCAAAGCGAACAGCGTCCCATGCATAATTTTGCTTTCCATTTTTCATCTGTTCTGGTGCTAATCCTCTAGAACTAGGATTATTTTCATGCTTTCGTTTAAAGGCAACTAGACCTTTGTTGTTAAGGATTTTGTATTTGATGTTAGGTGCTTGAACAGAATCTTCTTCTGAAATAGGTTCATCTAAATATGCATATAATGTAACCGATTCTGGCCAGTATTGTTTGAAACTTTCTAGCATTTGTTTGCCGTATACTTTGTAACCTTCTGTTCCAAAACAGGTTACGGCAATAATTTTTGTCATTTGAACTCCTAAAAAACTTTTTCGTTGCATAATATTTACCTTAAATACATGATGAGATTTGCAATTTTTCCTGAGAATGTGGCCTTAGCAGGTCGTTCTGTCTACCAAGCGTTTTGTGATTATATCGCATATCATACTGAACACACATTTACCATGCATGACTACAACGCAGACTGTGCAATTATATGGAGCGTTCTATGGAACGGTAGAATGGAACCTAACAGATATGCATACGACGAGTTTAAAAGGCAAGGCAAACCTGTAATTATTTTAGAAGTAGGTGCTCTTAAAAGAAACGAAACTTGGCGTGTTGCTGTTAACCACATAGACAATACAGGTTTTTACGGTAACGTAACACTGTTAAACATTGATAGACCTGCAGAACTAGAGCTACAGCTAGATCCTTGGAGACCAGATGTAGAAAACGGTAATATAATTATTTGCGGACAACACACCAGAAGCCAGCTATGGAGAACTATGCCTGACCAAACAGGCTGGGTACTACGAGTAGCAAAAAACCTTAGAGAAGAATTAGACAATCCTATTGTTTTCCGTCCACATCCTAGGTGCAAAGATTACAGCAAAACACAATTAGCCGAGCATGGCATCAAAGTAGTCGATCCGTTACAAATTCCAGGCACATACGACGATTTTGATTTTGAAAAAGCTCTTGACACAACATCATTAGTGTACACTCATACTAGTAATGCTGGAATACACGCAGTAATGAAAGGTGTTCCTATATATTGCAGTGATAATGGACTAGCAAGAGCTGTTAGAGTAAAAGCAGATCAAGTAAAACCAGATAGAGAAGATTGGTTTATCAAACTTTGTCATACTGAATGGACTATTGAAGAAATACAAAATGGTATTCCTTTTAGAAGAATAGAACGTTACCTTTTAAAAAGATAGTTACTTCCATTAAACCATTTGCCTATCAAACAGTCATCGTTTAAATAACCAAATCTGTTAATAAAGTTAGTAGCTTCTTGCGGAATTAGACCACTTTCGGCAATTTCGTATAGATTGTTGTTGGTAGTTATTGTTTGGTCTACTTTATATCCTACAATCCAAAAATACTGATCTCCCGGGTAAACATATAAGCGACTGTCACTACAATCAAATCCGCTTACTGCCATCATTAACATTATGTTGCCGGGCATATAATGAAAATAACATCCAGAATCGCTAGTACCTTTAAACTCGTTATAGATATTATTCACAGTGTAAGGCAAGCAAATTACCAGCATACCGCCATCTGACATTACTTGATGGTATTGAGAAAGTGTATTAAGTGGATTTAAACTATAGGCTAGATCATTTTTTGCAAATAATACATCTACTACACCTTGTTCAATGTCAGTAATACTGTTGAGTATTTTAACATTTTTATAAGAAGCTGTTTTATTTTTTGCATGCACAACTTCACTAGATGAATCCACTCCTATACAATTATAATTTCTAGGAACATTTTCATCTGTTCTAGTAGCCCACCATAAAATATCTAGCCCTGTGTCTGTTTTTAAATCTACAACAGTATCAATACTACTCATGAATTCTTCATGTTGTTCCAATTCATCTAATAATAACCTACTGTGACTATGGCGTTGTTCTGCTGTTTGAAATCTATGTGTGATCGTTTTTAATTGTAACCCATGTTGCATATTGACGATAATCATCCATTAAAGATAAAAAAAGTGCCATCATATATTCAAATTGATCTTCGTCATGTGTTCTATAACAATGTTCTAATTTATCCCAAGTATCATATAAATCGTTTCCGAGCTCTTTACAATGAGCTTGTTCTCCTTCATCCATATGTTTCCATGCAAGATTGATTGCTCTAACATAATTCAACATTTCAGAATAATGTTCTTCTAATTTTACTTCAGCCAATAGAGACATCTTCCATCCCCGCTGTTCTTAGTCGGGTAATATGTCCCATTTGCCACTGCTTGGCTTCTAAACCTTTCATGATGCCAAGCCACTTATTTCTTAGTAGAGCAACTTCATTAATAATAGTTTCAAAGTCTACAACTTCATCTTCACCATCAACGTACTTTTCAGCATCTCTACTACTAAGGGCACGTTGATAGTTTTCTAAATACTTTTGAAAGTGCTTACGTCTAAT